GAGAGTGACCGTTCGGCTATGCATCAGTCACTCCTCGTAGAACTTTGGTAAAGGTTTGGTAACATTTAGGTCCCTCAGTGGTCCAGGTGCCCAAGATGCACCCCGTACTATATATGTAACTATAGAACATGCGGAGCCGTTCATCAGAGGCCACCACAGGTGGCCAGCCCTCAAGGCTGGCCCAACCATAGTCAACACAAGTACGGCAGCCCTTCAGGGGCTGCCTACTAGTAGCTATAGTACTCACTACCGCTTCGCGGAACCTCCCCCGCTTCAGGGGCACCGCCTCCAGGGCGGTGACCTGGTAAGGGTCAAGACAGACTGACAAGGGAGGTACAGGTGGCTAGACCTGTCAACAGGACTACCCGGGAGAAGAAGGATACCATCCTCACCTACATGAGGAAGGGTATCCCTATGTCTAAGGCTATCCTCGACCTGGGTATCACCAAGCAAGCTGTTCAGTACTACAAGGAGTCTGACAAGGACTTCCGTGCTGAGTACGCCAGGCTGTCCAACATGGAGACGGCTAGTGCCCTCGTAGACAAAATTGAAGTACCTGACTTCCCAGACTTCTGTGAAGAGTACCTGGACACCAAGCTGTTCAACCACCAGCTCCAGTGGTACGACGTCCTTGAGGGTCGCGCTCCACGCGACCTGCACGAGAACCAGATCTACAAGCCAGGCGATCCTGGCATGATCATCGTGAACACCCCTCCGGAGCACGCTAAGTCCACAACGATCACGGTGAACTACACAACCTGGCGGATCTGCCAGGATCCGAACATCCGTATCATCATCGTGTCCCAGACGCAGGAGATGGCCAAGCGGTTCCTGCGGACGGTGAAGGACCGCCTCAGCGGTACGAACCCGGCCTACAAGAAGCTCCAGCACGACTTCGCTCCCGAGGGTGGCTTCGACGCGAACAGCGCGTCGTGGACCGCTGACTCGATCTACGTGAACGCTGAAGCCCGAGACTCCGGTGAGGCTACGCCTACCGTGCAGGCTCTGGGTATGAACGGCCAGATCTACGGAAACCGTGCCGACCTGATCATCCTCGACGACACAGTGACAGGTAAGAACGCTCATGAGTTCGAGAAGCAGATCGACTGGATCCAGCGAGAGGTCATCAACCGACTTTCGTATCCCGGAGGGGTACTCCTCCTCGTCGGTACGCGCCTGGCTCCGGTGGAACTCTATTCTGAGATCCAGAAGCCAGAGTGGTACGGGCAGGATGAAGAGAGCCCCTGGACTTACCTCACGCAGCCCGCAGTTCTGGAGTTCGCTGACAGTCCTGACGACTGGGTTGTTCTCGCACCCTGGACCAACCGACCCCCGGTCTCGCTCGGAGCAAGACGCCTGGTGGAGGCGAACGAGCACGGACTCTTCCCCTGGCACTCAGGCAAGGCGCTAGCCCGACGACGCGCAACGTCGTCGGCTCAGAACTGGAAGATGGTCTACCAACAGGAGCAGGTGGTTGAGGATGCGATCTTCCCCGCTGACAAAGTGGCAGCTTCTATCGACGGGATGCGGGCGGCAGGGCTCATGTCCCCGGGAGCACCCGGCCACAGGCCGCACGGCATGGACGGACTCTATGTCGTCGGAGGCTTTGACCCGGCAATCACAGGCCACGCGGCAGCCGTCGTCCTGGGCGTTGATCGTATGTCAGGTATGCGCTACGTCCTGGATGTATGGACGGCCCCCAACCAGAAGCCAGACGACCTCTTCAACAAGCTGAAGGACTGGACCGTCAAGTACCACATGCACGAGTGGGTCATCGAGAAGAACGCGATGAACCTGATGGTCACCCAGAACCGCGACCTCAGGAACTTCCTCGGCAGCAGGGGTACGATCCTGAAGGAGCACTTCACCGGAGCCAACAAGAACGACGCCGACTTCGGCGTCGCTTCGATGTCGATGCTGTTCGACGGGGCGAAGGAGGGGCAGGGCCTGATCAGACTGCCTAGCCGCTCCCAGCAAGAGGGTGTCAAGGCGCTGGTCGAGCAGCTCGTCACCTGGTTCCCGCAGTCCAAGGCCAAGCAGGACACCGTCATGGCGCTCTGGTTCGCAGAGACCCGGGCCCGCGAGCTGGTCAACGACATCGAGACCGTGTTCCACATCAGCAACGACTACCAGTCAGAGCGTGACCGCAAGAAGCAGGTGACAGTCGACCTGGACTACCTGTCGCAGACGACCGAGTTCGGAGGGGGGTTCGGTGGATGGAGCTGAACAGAGGGGAACGTGCAGCCGATGCGGTAGCAACCTTCATGGGATCCTGGCGGTTTGTGATCGCTCAAGCTGTGATCATGGTCCTGTGGTTTGCGCTGAATGCTATGGCCTGGTCGCTATCGTGGGACCCGTACCCGTTCATCCTACTGAACCTTGCCATGTCTGCGGAAGCTGCCTTTGCCACCCCGCTCCTTCTGATGAGTAACAACCGTCAGGCCGCCCGAGACCGGGCGACCCTGGAGGATGACTACTCCCTCGACGCCGAGGCCCTTGAACTTACGAAGAAGATCGCAGACCATCTAGGAGTACCCCGTGACTGACCTTTGGTATCCCGGCGCTCAGCGCCATGACCTTCGCTCCGGCGAGGGCACCATGGATGGTGGCCCGGCAAGGGTCACCCACCACATCACTTCGAACAACCGCGACTGGACCTTCAAGAACGAACTCGGCTGGTTCACCGGAGGCGGCTCCTCGGTGGCGCCCACCATCCTGGCCGATCCGTTCACAGGCGAGGTCGCTCAGTTCTTCCCCGCCGACTACCGCTCGCTGAGCCTCAAGAACGCTGGCGATGTCCGGACCAACCGGACCGGCAAGTACAACATCCAGATCGAGTGGGTTTTCACGGAGGGCGAGGTCGTCGATGGAAAGCGGTACTACTCCCTCAAGGACACGCCGCTCAAGCCGTGGCCTGGTCTTCTTGCCTGGATCCGCAGTCTTGGCATCGTGGATGGTTGGCCTGGTGGAGTTCCCACGAGCTTCGCTCGGGACACCGTCTCTCTGGCGACATGGACTGGTAAGGGCGGACACTACGGACACAACCAGGTACCCGGTAACGATCACGTCGATCCCGGCCCTATGCCCGACCTGTTCGGCGCCAATCCAGCCAAGCCCAAGCCCGCACCTGTCTACGCCCCGTTTCCTGGGGACAAGTACTTCTTCTACGGGCGCACAAGCAAGCTTGTAACCGAGGTCGGCAAGGCTCTGGTTCGAGCTGGCTACAAGGGCTACAAGGTTGGCCCTGGCCCCACCTTCGGCCCCGCTGACCGGCGGGGCGTGCAGTGGTTCCAGAAGCAGCATGCAGAACTTGCCGGTGACGCAGACGGTCACTTCGGTCCACTGACCTGGAAGCTACTCAAGGTAGCCCAGCCCCGATAAGGAGGTGACACATGGCGCTTAGCCTCGAAAGAATCTTCGGTAAGGTCGAGAGCCTGCGCCGTGCTGCCGCTGACCGTGACCAGCGACACCGCGATGTACATGATGTCCGCTCCGGCGACATCGACACCGTGATCCCTGGGTCCATGCCTGACGCATGGCCCAAGCCTATCGTCGCCAACCTGGTGGACACCAGCGCTCGCGACATGGCTGAGACGATGGGTGTCATGCCCAGCGTCAACTGTGCCACTTCTACGATGAGCACCCAGAAGGCTAGGAACTTCGCCACCAAGAAGACGAAGATCGCAGCCTGGTACCTCATCGAGTCTGGCCTGTACGCAGGCCAGCAGATCGTGGCATCAGATCACTACCTGACTTACGGCATGGCGATCTACGTCGTCGAGCCGGACTTCAAGAACAAGCGTCCCCATATCCGGGTCGAGAACCCGATGGGCACCTATCCCGAGCTGGACGCCTTTGGGCGTCTCCGCTCGTACACCAAGGTGTGGCGGGAAGAAGCTATCCACCTGGTAGCCAAGTATCCTCAGCTCCTGCGGGTCATCCAGGGCAACCAGGGCGATACCGGTGGATGGGCTGAACGCGAGATCGAACTGATCAAGTACATGGACAACGAGCGCATCGTGATGTACCTGCCGCAGTTCGGTAACCAGGTCATCGACGAGATGCCGAACGTCCTCGAAAAGCTCTACGTGTCTGTGGGCAAGCGTCCCGGGTACGACCACGAGATCCGTGGTGCGTTCGACGACGCTATCTGGGTTCAGCTCGCCAAGTCTCGCATGGCTCTTCTCGGCCTTGAGGCCACAGAGAAGACGGTGCGCGCTCCGCTGGCTGTCCCCCGCGACGTCCAGAAGATGACCTTCGGCGATGATGCGATCATCCGTACGGACAACCCGGACAAGATCAAGCGCGTAGGCATCGACGTCCCCCAGGCGGCGATGCAGGAGATGCAGGTTCTGGAGTCCGAGCTCCGGACCGGAACCCGCACCCCTGAAGCTCGCTCGGGTAACATGGATGCCTCGATCATCACCGGTCGTGGTGTGCAGGCCCTGATGGGTGGCTTCAACACGGTCATCACCACAGGACAGCAGGTGATCGGCGAGGCTCTCCGTGTCGCTATCAACCTGGCGTTCGAGATGGACCAGGCTCTCTGGCCGAGCGAGAAGAGGACGATCCGTGGAACTGTTCAGGGATCCCCATTCGAAGAGACCTACGTTCCAACTAAGGACATCGACGGCGACTATACCGTTGATGTCACGTACGGTTTCGCTGCTGGTCAGGATCCCGCTCGGGCGATCGTGGGTCTCCTTCAGCTTCGCGGTGACCAGCTCATCTCCAGAGACTTCTTCCAACGACAGCTCCCGATGAACATCGACGTTATGGCGATGCAGACCCAGATCGACAACGAGCAGTTCACCGACGCTATCAAGCAGGGGATCATGGGATACATGCAAGCGATCCCGACCATGGCTTTGCAGTCGCAAGGCATGTTCGATCCCGTCCCCGAGCTTCAGAAGGTGGCCAAGCTCATCGAGCTGAGGGAGAAGGGCAAGTCAGTAGCTGATGCCGTCCTTGAGGTTTTCAAGCCCAAGGAGCAACCGGCCTCAGCGCAGGCACAGGACCCCCTGGCTGCCGCTCTAAGCGGCGCTCAGGGCGCTGGTGGACCTGGAGGACCCCCCGGCGCTGGAGGGGCTGGAGGCGGCCAACCAGGGCCGAATATGGCGGGCGTGACACCGCAACAGGGTGAGCCCCAGGGGCGAGACCTTATGGGTCTCCTCGCGGGGCTGAACAGTAAGGGGCAGGCTCAGATGTCTGCTCAGACGCGGCGCCAGTCGCCTATCTGATAAGGAGAATCCATGGGCCTGAACCAGGTTCACAGTGGCTCCGGCCACGAAGGCAACATCTCCGGCGGCTGGTTCGCCGGTGACCACAGCCCTGAGGGCGAGTTCGGCTCCCTGAAGGGGCGGGCGCTTGAGGCGCCCGAACTGTCGTTCTACGACCAGGATGGCAACATCGGTCCGGACCGACTCAACCAGGAAGTTGCTCCCCACAAGTGGGAGGCTACCGGGCCTGTCGAGTCTGGCCAGTTCGACCCGGACGCCCTGACTCGGGGTACCGACAAGCACATGCCGAAGTGAGCGGAGGGTAGGCTATGGCAAACGTTGCTGGCCCCGGCCAGTTCAGTAAGCGCACCGACAAGGCTGTCGCTCAGGCGAACCGTAGCCTACCCAACGCTGGCTACGGCGAGCAGCAAGAGTATCAGACTCAGGAGTCCGGCGCCAAGATGGCGCAGGCCCCTGATGGTGGAGGGGTGAACTTTGGAGATCTCTTTGGGGACGCTAGTTCCCGCGTGGTGCCTTTTGGTGACCCTACTACTCAGCCTGACACTCCCGTCACAGCGGGCGCTGCAAGCGGTCCGGGTGCGGGCACGGAGGCGCTGAACCTCCCTGACCAGCAGTCCGAGGATCTTCAGAAGCTGCAGAACTGGATGCCGGTGCTTGAGTTCATGGCGAACCAGCCTGGCGCTTCCTGGGCTATGCGGAACGTGATCCGACAGGTGAAGGGGAAGCAGTGATACAGGGCGGCCTTGAGTACCAGTACGGTGGCCAGTGGTTCGACGATATGGGCGCACTGGCCCTGACCTTCAGCGACTCACCCACGATGGGTGTAGAGCTGGCCAACGCTCCCGTTGGCCGAGACATGATCAACTCCATGGCGAAGAATCTCATGGGCAGTAACATACCTCCGTACTACGACGAACCGGGGGTTGTCGGACAGGAGGCGTGACATGGCTGGCGATGTTTCCCCCAAGGATCTTCAGACTCTCCAAGATGGTTTGATCGATGGGATGATCACCCCGGAGAACCTGCCTGGTAACGTCCGGGACAAGGTCTACCAGTACATGGGTGGCCGGGGTATCGACATGTCCAACCCGAACTCGCAGATCACCCAGGCCCAGCTCGCTGCCCTGAAGCAGCAGCGCGAGGCCAACGACGGCGGCATCTTCGACTCCAAGATCTTCAAGCCGATCGAGTGGATCGGCTCCAAGCTTTACCAGGCGTACAGCGCCACAGTCTCCCCCGCCGTCTCCTTCGCGGGGATCGAGATGAGCACCTTCCTGAACGACATGAACCCGACCGGGTATCAGGGCAAGGACTACATGCACGACCAGGGCATGGGGTTCTCTGACGCGTGGGAGCTCGCTCACCACATCAGTCCCGGCCAGTCGTGGACCCTGCTCACCCAGACTCCGGGCGAACGCCAGAAGGCGGGCGTCCTGCCCCAGGATATCCTCAAGCAGGAGCGCGAGGTAGCTAAGGGCACCTTCAAGGGAACCGTCTCTGCTGCCGACCCGTTCGGCACGATGACCAACCTTGACAAGTACTTCAGCGACGGACCCGCTAAGTACGTTTCAGGAGCTGCCGACCTCGGCATCTCCTGGGAGGCTGACCCGCTGGTTCTCGGCGGCAAGGCTGCCGGTGCAGCCAAGCTCGGCCTGATCACCCGGCCTGTCGCTGGACGGATCGCCAAGGAGACCGCACAGGTCACCAAGGGCGCTCCGGCTCTTACGCCGGAGATCGCCAACAGCATGGCTTGGGACAACTTCACCTCGAAGCAGCCCTTCCAGAAGCTGACCGATCACTTCATGAAGATCAAGTCTGCAAACTCCGATACAGCGGCAGCGGTGATGCTTCGTGAACCTACGCTTCGGAAGTCTGCCAACGGCCCTGCGGTCGCTTCGCTGCTCTCGCAGGCCAAGGATCAGACCGAGGTTGCCAATGTGCTGCGCGTCACCATGGGCGACAACGTAGCCAACGAGGCTCTGAAGGTTCAGAACGGTGAGCTGGCCTACCAGATCGACCAGGTCCAGTCCCGGCTGTCCAACACCTCGACGTACTACAACGGACTGTCGGACGCTGAGAAGATCAGTCCGATGGGTCTGCGCGCCAAGTCCCTGATGGACGCCCAGACTCGGGACATCGCAACCCTGGACGCACAGAGCCGGATCGTCTCCGACAAGATCGACGCGTTCGGCACTCTCGGCAACATGAACTTCAACCGGGTCACCACCCCTGCGGGCCTGAAGATCAGGAACGCCTGGGAGCAGTCGCGACAGTGGCAGCCTATGAAGGACGGCGGCTTCATCGGAAGCCGCGTCAACAACATCTACAGCCTCAGCCTCGGCGGGGTTGTGAAGTTGGCTCACACCTACAACGACATCAAGCCTACGCACTACATCGACGTCAACGACGACCAGGGCTACAAGCAGCTCAACGCCAGCCTGACGGATGTCAAGTCGCTCACGCCCCAGGCTCGCGACATGTACGTCTCTCAGTACCTGAACGCTTCAGCGGCTGAGCGTCCGATGGTCCTCCAGACGATCGAGCAGAAGATCGCTCGAAACATCGTCGACAGGTACAACCTGCGGACCGGTGAGGACATCTCTCACGAGGTGGCCGACGGTCTGTACCGGGAGATCGCCGCCAAGCGCGGCGCCGCCCAGGGCTCCATGAGGAACGAGCAGTTCGGTACCACCAGCGTGGCAGACCCGAACAACCCGGGCCTCACTCTGCGGGTAGACGAGATCACGCCAGATGGCGGAAAGACGGTGGTCACTCCACTGCTCCGTAGCCAGATGGCCAACGGTCACTCGATGATGGACTTCAAGCTGTTCGAGAAGGCTATCAACGCCAACGCCTCGACTTGGCAGAAGGCGCTGAACCAGTCCGGCAACGCCTGGACTAAGATCGTGGCGCTTCCTGAGTATGTCGGTACGATCTGGAAGTTCTCTCAGCTGTTCCGCCTGGGCTACGGTCCACGAGCGCTGTCGGATGACGCGCTCGGCCAGATCGCCAGGTTCGGCCCGATGGCTATGATGGACCGAGCGATCAAGGGTGGCAAGTATTCCTGGGAAGGGCTGCGCAGAGCAGCCATGCCGGACAACTACTTCGAGGCTGCGCACGTCACTCGCTCCAACCTGGAGATCCAGATCTCCGACCTGGAGAAGCAGCAGCAGCGGATCCAGCAGGACATGACCCTGGCTCGGAACGAGGGGCGCAACCATGATGTGGTCGCCCACCAAGACGAGCTCAACGTCAACATGGACATGCTGGCCGATGTTCGCAACACCTACGCTGATATGGACTCACTCGTCAAGGGTGGACAGGCCATGAAGCACCAGGAGGTTGGTGGGCAGCTCTTCGCGCCCGCCTATGCGGGCGCTCAGGGTGGTCTCTTCCGAGACCTGGCCAGCGGGGAGAAGAACTTCCAGAACATGATGGGCAGCAGTGCCGACATGTATCTGAACCAGCTCCGTCGCATGAACTGGGAGCAGCTCTCTCCCGCCAAGCACGGGGCTGACGTCCACATGGAAGCGTGGCTCAAGGTGGTCAACCAGCAGGTTGCTCACGACGAGCTCGCTGTTGGATACCTCAAGGGCAAGACTCCGGACCAGCTTGAGCGCTGGCTCAACACGCCAGAGGGTGTCGCCTACAAGCGAGACCATCAGATCGCGCAGCATCTTCCGCATGATCAGCTGGTGGATCGGGTTACATCTCAGGTCGACGAGTGGCTCAACCCTGCGTTCCCCGCTGGGGACGCCATCCGTCAGGCTGCCGCCCGCGGCGAAGTCACCGAGGACATGCTCAAGCAGATCCCCGAGCCCAACCGTCCCCTGGTGAACGGCCAGGCTCTGTCGTACGCTCGTGGCGGTCACGCCGCGATGAAGGCGATGGACCGGTTCATGTCCGGGTTCTACAACATCATGGGCAACATGCCTGCGAAGTATCTGCTTCGCAACCCGCTGTTCGCTCAGCGCTACGGGGTACACCTTCGGGACCTGATGGAGACCTCCGGCAAGTCCGGAGCTACCCACATAACCGAGGATCTCAGGCTCCAGATGGAGAGCGCTGCGCGTAAGCGCGCGCTGGACGACGTGAAGAAGACCACCTTCACGATGGACTACGAGACCAAGATGAGCTACATGCTCCGCAACTTCGGTGCGTTCTTCGGGGCGCAGCAAGAGTCGTGGAACCGCTGGGCTCGGATCATCTCGGACAAACCGGACATCCTGCCCAGGGTCGCTCAGGTGATGGGTGCACCGACTCGTGCCGGTGTCACCACCGACCAGAACGGCTACAAGATCGCCCCTGACGGGACGGTCACCATGCCGGACGGATCGAAGCGGCTGGTTCCGTACAACGAGCGGAACATGGTCATCCAGGTTCCGGACCACCTTGGTGGCAAGGCGTTCAAGAAGTTCTTCGGGCTCGACAAGAACGCTACGTTCAACATCCCGATGTCCACTGCGAACATCATCTTGAACCACGGTGACGGACCGATCCCGGTCAGCGCTGGACCTTACGTCCAGATCGCTGCTGACCACATCGCGAAGAACAGCCCCAAGGTTGCGGACATGTTCCAGCAGCTGGGCATCCTGCCGTTCGGTGTCAACGACTCTGAACTTGAGACGTTCCTGCCCAACTGGTACAGGAAGTCCGAGCAGGGTGACCCGATGTCGGACAGCTACCAGCAGAACCTGTTCTACATCATGCAGGCGGAGAACTACAAGTACATGGAAGGGCTTCG